GTTCTCCAGTGCGTATATGAGATCTTCTTCTCTAAAACATGTAAAGAGCGGACTGACTGTCACGAGTCCCCCAAACCTACGGATTTCACCATAGGGTCGAAAGACTACTAGGTAATGACCGATAGCGTAACCTTAGAACAGTTACGTGGTCGTGGCTGATGCACTATATTGTGTTGCTTTGGATTGTATTTTAGATTAGTCAAGGAAAACAAATCACCTTATTCAATAATAAGTTTTGACTTTCATAAACCCTGCTTCCTCAGTATTGTCCTCGGGGTATAACCGTTATCAACCACCATTTTATTAAATTATATGAAACAATTCAACAAAACAATGTACTACGGACCTAAAGTGACAAAATCTATGAGACCTGAATCTATAACAGTTTATATTAAAAGAAATATAATTGTTAAAGTTTCTCGTCTTATAGCATACCTTACACTCGGAAAGAATCACTGAACTGTTGTATCTGCGATGGTGAGGCGTATTATTAAACTCTATGATATAAACGGTAAAACGTTCGTTGTAAAATATCTAAAGATATGTTACATAATGACGGTTATCGTTCTATCAGGGTCAAAATATACGGTTTCACCAGGAGATCCGATTATCGGTACGACAAAGGAAGGACTTCCTCGAATTATCCCTATTGCTTTTAGAGAAGGTATTCTTACCAACTCGCAACCGGAGATAACTAGGGTTGTTCTTTCTATCTTTTCACTGTATAGGGTTATAAGGATCCCTTCTATTCTAAAACTAAATACTATTACGGATGGATTTAATGGTACTCATCAGAGTATCGATTCAAATCTTATTCGTAAGGGTATCGTTCGACTATGAGGACCTAATGTAACCAAGAGAAGAGATTTCATTTGATCTTTTGCTCACAGTTCTTCAGCTGGACCTAATGCTAAGGTATCTACCATAAGTATATGGCCAGATGCACTAGCGCTAATAGATAACCCTCAGGTTCTCTATTATTGATTTAGGTACACAGGAATATTTGCAAACAGATGAGATCTAAGAAGCCTCTACATATACAGCGTCATTATATCACTACTTACATGACCAATTTGATACCCGAAGAGCAGGAAAACATTTTACATCGGTCGTCTTCTAACTAAAGAAGAAGCCGCTGGTAAAGTTCGTGTTCTTTGTGTAGCTGATTGGTGGACTCAAAATGCATTTAAGCCCCTACATAAATTCCTATTTAAGATGCTCGAAGCCCTACCGACCGATGGTACCATGAATCAAGATCACTGTATTAAAAGACTTACGTCTCTTAGTCTAGAGAATGATTATTGTGGTTCCTTCGATCTTTCCGCTGCAACAGACCGCCTACCCGTCCTTCTCCAAAGAGATATTCTAACCCATTTTCTTGGGGAAGTTACCTCTTATTACTGGATAAAACTAATAGTCGACCGTTACTGGGATTTTAAGGGAGAGAAAATTAAATATGGTGTAGGGCAACCTATAGGTGCATATTCTTCATGAGCTATACTAGCTGTTACTCATCACATTATTGTTCAAATTTGTGCTGAGAAAGCAGGTGTTGTAGCTGATGGAGAACGCTTTGAGAAGTATGGAGTGCTAGGTGATGATATTGTCATTTTCGATAAGGACGTTTCAAGAGAGTATCTTTCTATAATGAAGGGACTGGGAGTAGGTATTAATATATCAAAATCAGTTATTTCAGAAGGAGAGAAGGTCTTTGAATTTGCTAAAAGAATCGTAGTGAAAGGTAAAGACCTTTCAGCTATCGGTGCCAAAGCGGCACTCATTGCGTCAGTTTACCCTGGGATAATCAGCGTCGCTCTTGTAGATGCAGCGAAGAAAAGCTCATTTACACTAGAACGCTGCCTGGAAGGACTAAGCATGCTTAAGGACGAGAAACTCCTAGCATCGCAAGACGTCAACAGAACCTATGCGGCTCTGTTTGGTCCTGGGGGTATTACTGATCCCGAAACCTCATCTATCGTTGACACGATTAGTGAGCATAATTTCGAGGAGTACATACCCTATGATCTACTCACAGCTAGGACTGAAGCTCTCAAGAGAGCTGTCCACGCTAGAGTGATTAGTATTGCAAAAGACCTACGGACTAAGCAATGAGAAGCACCTATTGATTCTTGGATTGACGTGCAAATTACTTGGGAATGGCTACTACTGACTAAGGTTCATCCTGCTTCGGTGTGATGGATCTGGAAAGTACGTACACTCATAGAGGAAGTTAATGATTCATCATGAACTTTCGATGTGATGCCGTGTCGAGGATTTACTCGTATAACTTATGCGAAAAGACTAAAATATCATAAAGATCTTATAGATTTCGATTTCGGTAAATACAACCTGACCTTTTCTGAACCGCCAATTACTAGTAAGAAACAACAGATTGCGTCCCTGGGATCACTTGTTGTAGAAGCTCATGAGCAACTACAAAAGATTGATGTATCAGGACCGTTTATCGCCCGTACGAGAGATCTCGAATGGGGTTGAGTCACAGTAACTAAGTGGCAGAAAGAGTTCGGGAATAGTTCCATTGCTTCGGTATACACAGATCAAGCTGCTAGGTGAATTTTAACATAGTGCTTTCCTCTAAG